AGACCAGATCAATTAGAGAAACGCTTGTAACTTGAAAACAGTTACATATAAGTTCTCTGTAGTTGGGAATAATCATCAAGAGATTATCGACAATATCAAAGAAGAAATATCTTTGTATCTTGCCATAGGCACTGATGACCCACTAAAATATGTTAATTATGAGGTGACTATTGATGGCACCTCTGATAAAAATCTTCCCAAAAAATACAATGCTCAAGTGATAGCGAGGATAAAAGATGACATCAGATAGTGAAGAAACAACAACAACTAATGAAAGTACTACCTTACGAGTTGAAGCGTTACGGGAAGCTGCCAGAATTATTTCTGGGGAGCGCAACAAACAGTACGGAAATCCTGAAGATAATTTTGAACGAACAGCAAAAATTTGGTCTGTAATTCTAGGTATTGAAATTACCAATGAAGATGTTGCAATGATGATGGTTGGTCTTAAAGTGGCTAGGTATGCTTCTAAGTCTGGATTTCAACCTGACACTTGGGTTGATATTGCTGGTTATGCTGCATGTGGTTATGAGGTCGGGAACTTGGAGAATAAACAAAAGTAATTTGTAAGTAAATAACCCGATAACCAAACTTTAAAAGGAGAGCCAAGTGTCTCGTGGACCATGGGAATTTGAAGAACCGTTATGCGCAGAAGTTGGTGTAGAAATATTTTACACTGATGATAAAGATGAAAAGAAAGTCGATTCAATGAGTACATATGCTATGGCAAATTCCATATGCAAACAGTGTCCTCACAAAAGCGAGTGTGCTGAGTGGGCTATTAAAAATGAACTGTTTGGTTTTTGGGGAGGATTAAGTCCAAAGGATAGAACCAATATAAGAAGAGACAAAAGAATTCCTGTAAATATAGATTTAAAAAGAATCTAGAATGGGAAATACAACTAGAATTGTCCTACTAGATACGCCTATAGAAAGGCTATGTATGGAAGACAGTTCAATAGTTAGCCCTATGGCTCTCTGCGAGTTGTGCTGGATGGAAGAGCACTCCAAGTGGGAGCCTCAGAGTGTTAATGAGGAGGGCAACATCCTTGTAAAACTTGTTGGTGTAGATATGCCAACAATAATAAATACTGGCTCTGTAGATGTCTGCTGTATGTGTGGTTCAGTGACTATTGCTGGAATATATGAGTTAAAGAAGCAAGAGGAAATATACTTCACCAATGATGAGTTTTCGAAGGATTTTGAGTTTAATTTTTACTCTACAGAAGACGAATAGCCTTTAAAAAACTAATGAAAAAAGACACAAGACCTGGGGAAGAGCTTTGGTGTGAGTGGAGTGGCTCTGGCTACAGTAAAAATAACCCCGACTCAACCGTTTATTACACTTTAGATTATGTAGATATGGACAACGATCTTGTTTCTAGAGCACTAGCATCTGCTATTCAAAGAGATGGAGTTGCTGATTCTTTAGGAGATAGTTTTAAATTAATTGAAAATTGTCAAATAACTAGGGGCTGGTGTGGCATTCTAGAGGAAGAGTTTGAGTACGTAGTGTGCGATGAAAATTCTGAGACCGAGTATGGTGATATAGTAGAGAATATTGAATTAACTACATGGATAGAAATATAGTAAATATAGTGTTTTAGTCAGTAGATTTATAGTGCTTTAGTTTAAAATAGAGCATATGTGGAAACCAGCAGAAACCCTTAAATGGCAGAGTGAAGCCCTGTGCGCTAAACCATCAAATAAAAAATATTTAGACTGGTTTTTCTCCAAAGATTTTTCTGAAAAATATGATGCTAAAAATTTATGTTTCTCCTGCCCTGTAAGAAAAGATTGTTTACAGTGGGCTTTAGAGCACAGACAAATCTGGGGAATATGGGGAGGTAAAGATGAAATTGAAATTCGCAGGACTCTCTCCGTTTCATATCTTGGAGAAGAGACTCGACGCCGTAGATACCCTAACTGTCCGTTCTGCACTGCTAGACCTGGCAAACTAGAAACATCTATAGAGAAACTATCAACAACTGGAAGATGGACTACAGCAAAAATTGTTACCTGTACTGAGTGTGGCTTTGCTTGGAGAAGTAGAACTAGCGCCAACGCAGTAGAGGCATATAAGGCTGAGAAAATTGATAAAGCAGCCAAGTTAGAGAAGAAAAAAGAGAAACTAAAGAAGAAAAACAAGCGTAAAAAAGCAGTTTCATAGCCTACTTGCTATTTTCTAGCCTACCTACTAGTATTGCCTCTCAAGAGACAAAATGACTAGGAGAAAGAATGTTAAAGAATAAAGTACGTATATTATGTTTAGCCACTGCGCTAACACTTATTGCAAGCCCAGCATTTGCTGGATGGGTAGCAGATACAGATGCGCAAAGCACAGTATCGCGAATGAAAGCCGAAGATTTACTTCAGACTAGAGCCGATGGTTACTTTGCAATTACTTTAGATGCAATTACATCGACACCGCAGATGTCGGGCTTAACACCAGCCCCAACTGCTAAAGCAAAGTATGCAGTTATCGTAGACGGTGTTGTTGATAAAATTGTTACTTGGGATGGTTACTCACCAAACCGTGTAATTGATTCATATGGAATTATTGTAAAACTTCCTGCCAATGCTGGAGTTAAGTATGTTGATTCAAATGGTGTAACTAGGCTTAAGCCAATAACTCAAGGCTCAATTGTTTCTGTATATGTTGCACCTGATGTAAAGGTAACTCCTACATATGAAATAACTCAACTATCTCCAGTCACACTTCCTGCAGAGCCAAGTGGTCCTGCTGTGGCACAAGCAAACTCACCTGTAGTCACAACTCAGACACTTAATGCGGATAACTCAGTCTCAATGACTGTTGATGTTGCTGGTATTCAAGACCTACCATCTACCTCAGTTGTTTCTGTTTACACAGTTACAGATGGTCGCTCAACTACTTCAGTAGGACTAGGGCAAGGGCAAAGTACGGTAACAATTAATAATCTTCCGCAGGATCAGAATGTCACAGTTAAAACAGTAATTCGTGATACTTTGACAAATACTGAAACAGTAATATCAAACCCTGTAGTTGCAACCGTTGCTTCAACTGCGCCAGCCCCAACGCCAGCCAGAAGTGCTACAGCAGATAGAGCAACAATTACTGCTCCATCTATCTCTTCTCGAGTTGTAGATGCCTCTGGAGCCTTATCTGTGGCTATTGCAATGCCTGCATTTCCAAACTTTGACTCAAGTAAGTCTTGGGCAACTCTGATGGTTGTTGATAACAAGTCTGGTTCAACTACTTCAATTGGAACAGATGGCTCTGCTCAAACTCTAAATGTCGGCTCCCTTGGAGAAGGTCGTGACTACACCGTTAAGGTCGTAGTTCGTGATCTTGCTACAGGACAAGAAACAGTAATTAAAGGTGAAGGTATCTCTAAGTAATATATTGTAAAAATAGGGATCACTCGTAGAGAGTGGTCCCTATTTTTTATATGTTGTGTGTTAAAATTGACATATGAGTCGCTCAGTTATATTAGTTCCATCTAGAACTCGACCTCAAAGATTTGTTAAAGCAGTAGCCTCTCTAAGATACCACTCAACTGTTTCAGACATAGTTGCTTGCTTAGATGAAGATGATCATGCTCTATACCCGAGAATGGAGGGTGTTAAGTATGAGATTGGACCTAAGCCAGAGCAGTTAGGTGTAAATGAAAAACTAAACCGCATGGCAAATAAGTATATGAATGAGTATGACTACATTCTTTGGGCAGCCGATGACACGATTGTTATGACACCTAAGTGGGATGAGAATCTTATTAATGCAATAAAAGATGTCCCTATGGGTATCTCATACCCAGATGATTTGGCTCAGAGGGCTCTCTTACCTAGCAACGGAACTTGTTTTGATTCAAATATTGTAAAGACGCTTGGATACCTAGCCCCTCCTGAGTTATTACATCTATATATAGATAATTTTTGGAAACTACTGGGAGATGCTATGCAGACTCTTAGATACTGCCCTGAAGTTATTTTAGAACATCACCACTACGCAGTACGTAAAGCACCTGTTGATGATCTCTACTCTGCAATAAACTCTCCTTGGATGTATGAGCGCGAAAGAAACGCTTTTGCTAAATACAAAATTACAAACTTCCAAAGTGATATTACAAAACTAAAAGAGGCAATTAATAAATGAAAGTATTAATAACTGGAGTAGCAGGTTTTATGGGTAGCCATCTAGCAGATGCTTTTCTTGCTAAAGGCTATGATGTTGT